GCTCCTCTGCATATTATATATTAGAAAAATGTCATTTAATTTTATACATGGCTGATTGCCACCATGTTGTGTGTTTTATTTGTCGTTATTTAATTTATTGATAGAATGGGCGCACCACAAGCCCATCCAAAAGCGAAATCATCTCCAAAGGCATACTTAACAACGACATCTAACGTCGGGAGACTAGTGTTGACGGGTACAAAACGTACAGCGACTGTAGTTTCATCTGATTCGTCAGCAAGTGCTAAAGTTTGATTACAATGCACGAAAGCATTACGTGAATAATGTGGTAATCTAACTTCAAGAGTAGCTTTATTAGTAGCTAAGTACTCACGAGCTAAACCATTCTTATCAACTCCTTCGTAAGAAGTCGCAGTCACAGCTGTGCCTATGCTAGAGTAATCGACTTGCATAGCTTCAAGCATACCGTAGTTAGTGGTACCAATACTAGTGCGCATTATCTTGTAATGTACTGATCCTTTACGATATAAGAACCAATTCATAAATAGTTGTTTAAAACTATCTAAGCCGTTACCTGTCGGTATATCTTTGATACCCAGATTCAGATAAGCAGATAAACTAAGAGTACCAAAAGTTAAATTCTCAAATCGCGACATTAATTGTTTGACGTGTAGAATTTCTTCACCTGTATTAATACCGTGAAAAATAATCTTGTTACGAATTGGTATCAGTGGAGGAAAGTTATGCATAAAGCGGTCTTCAAGCATATCGGCATAACCACCTGCTTGACCTATTAGAGCCCACGTACCTCCTGTGGGCACATTGCCTGCCGTTGGTCCATTAACCACACTAAAAGTGCGATTATACTGAGTAGATCCGATGAGGCTCAAACGTGCTCGGGCACAGAAGAACGACATATCTTCTGAACCAGCTACGTATAAGTTATACCATACCTTAGAGTCTGCTACTGTAGAAGTATTTACGACGGGTGGATTAACGACTGAGAGAGTAAAACATCCATTCGCGTTTTCTTCGGGAAGACCAGTCATCTGTGGTATTTCTTGCACCATAGAGTACATACTATCTTGTAGGTATGGTATCTCAAAATTCGTAATAGTATCTCCCATGACATCAAAAACGGTTGAAATAAGATCACCTAGATCATCATCGGAATAAATCGCACCTACAGATGGAGCTTCACTCATAGTTGGATGCCATGTTACACGTAAACGACATGAAACCATTTTAGAACATATAGTTTCTAGCGAATATTTCATACCTCCGCGCCAGTATCTAAAATTATACGCTACAGCAGCCACAGGAGTCATCATCATTTTATATTGTGGTGTAGCATTGCTATTTTTCCAGGTAGCGCCAGTAAAAGGTCGTACTGGCTGACATAACAAGACCTGATTATGAACCGTAGTGCTATTGAAGGAACTAGTTAAGGCTAATCCCGGTTTGGCCGCTAAACGACTCAAGATCATCTCATCATCAGTTCTACCGAATATATTGGGAGTTGAGGCAACATTGTTGTCTACGGTCATACCCAAATCCTGATCAGCATACATACCTGAGCCTAGTGATAAACTTCCTGCATCTGTTATCGTACGAACTTCAGGATATCCAGTATACTGCGGTTTCCCATATCCCATTTTACGCGCAAGAGTTGCACCTTTGCGAGCAATTGAACTTAAAATACTAGCACCTATATTCATCGTGGGATTTGGTAGAGGTAGGGTAGAAACAAAACCACTAACTCCGCTCACTGCATTTAGAGTTTCACTTACAATCCCGGTCTCGGTTTTTTCCATCGATTCACCTGTCTGAGCATGAATAGTTGGTGCTGCATAATAGACGTTTACAAATTTCATAAATACAGAAACAGTCAAGTTTACAGTGCTAGCAGCTCCTATCATAGATAATTCATTAAGAACTCTGATAGTGATAGAACCTGTTTCATTAATGTTACCATTATTATCTTGTTTGTGAAAAGGCTTCATGGAAACATAAGGTACTAAAAACTTAATCACTTCTTGTGTCGAAGCTGATAAGAAAGTTGTCGGACAATTACTCATAGTGTATATGTTACCAAATTTCCACGAGGGATTCGTGGTCGTCTCGGGTGTTTTAGGTAACCATGAAACCATGAGTCTACCAGAATGAAATGTAGTAGCATTAGTTCTAAGCGTAACCTCTACATCAGCACGCCAAAATTCAAAATTTCGCAATTTATCTCTTATGAAACCAGAAGTGTTTAACAATGCATACGGTAAATAATACGTAGCTATACGAGTATCCCTAGCCTGCGTCGAACTCCATGTTAATGTCTGAACCAAATATTCTCTTTCTATAGATGATTCAAGACCATGTAATTCATATGGATCGGCCTTAGAATGTATATCTTGAAAACGTTGACCAGCTGTGCTCATGAAACTAGTACCTAAGACATCCCTAAAAGTAGTCACATCAGTTTCTTCAGTGATCTCAGGTTCAACAGCTGATGTATCAGTTACAGCACTTTGAGGTTCTATAGTGTTGTATTTAATATCATTCATAAAGAAATCACTAACATGTTGTTCGTATGCTATAAGATAAGGTTTAATCTTCATGTTTAACAAATAATGATTAATCAATATACGATATTTCTCGTAAATAAATTTACCATGGTGAACTAATTCAATCATAACTGAGTTTACTAAACTGACAAGCGCATCTTTTTGTGGTAAGACTTTATCCTGCCAGTTTAAAATATCAAGTACGTGTTCTAATTCCATTGGTCCAAACATAAGACCATCTCGGAAAACAAATTTCCGTTTATAAAATGTAATATCATCAATATCAACCCATGGTGTTAAAAGGCCATTCTTCGATGATGTAGTAATAACATACCCTAGAAGGGATGCGTAGTGCGCATCAACACATCTATCATAAAATTGGTAACTCGTGTTAACATCGGCTATAAAGTCATCACCTCCAGTAGCAAAGTAAAAATTTTCAACCAAGGCATGGTTTGATGAATCAAAATTATTTGTTACAGCTCGATAATATTCTACTTCGAGCGTAGTTTTACTCAGCATCGTAGCCACGTATTGATTAGATTCACTCGAAAATTCTGCACATGCAATCTTAATACAAGAGTAAAAACGTGCCATATTGTTGAGTGAATTACGTAGAAATGTAATAAATGTTCCAGACATAATTATAAATTTTAAGAGCAAAAGGTTCCTGCCTATCAAAACTTTAACTTCGTCGAAAGAAGAATATAACAGTGCATGCCTTATTTTTTGATCGAAATTGACTATTTCATCATATTCCTCTTTAGATATTAAACCTTTAGTAAGATATAAATTGGCGGTAATCTCATACCAATCATGCATAACAGATTTACTAATATCGTCGCAATCTAAGTGGTTACGATAATCATATTCTTTATAGTCACCATCAAAGTGTTTCCATCCTACACGACCTAGAGTGCGCTTATACAATTCAAACCAATCTGTGCTATGAGGATTAATACCAACAGCTATACCCGTAGTTTTCGACGAATTACTTAGAGCTTCCATAAACGAACCACAGTATTTCTTTCCTAAAAAGAAATGATCATGTGGTGCGCAAGCAAACAACCTTGTACGACCTTGTTCGTATTTCTCAAAGGAAACTTTAGCATCTTTAAGACACATTTCAAATATAGTCTCACACTTTCCGCTATCACGTATTTGTGCAATCCTATTATCTAATAATTCTCTCAAATGTGGCCCTACCCTACGAGCTTGGAGATCGCCTTCGTAGAGCCATTCCTTACCTGAGCCTTTTGTAGCTCTATTAACACCCATAAATCCTGGAGATGTGTGCATATTAATAGGGGGTATGAAATTTAGTGTGTTATCACCGTGTATAACCTTATCGTCAGAGAAAGGCTTGGGATTCACATTAGTTTTAATCAAAGACAATATCAAATCTTTAACCTCTTCTTTGATCTTTAAAGGTATGCGATAAGATGAAATAGGTATATTCATACGGTTCAAACCATTTTGCATCGGTGATTGTAAAACACCATCGACGACGTATTTACCGAGTTGTCCAGGTCGTGTAAGTGGTTTCTGAACCAAACCATGTAACAAACTAGGTACGATATCACTCTTATTCGGCATGCGAGTCGCTAAATCAGATCGAACATCTCCTAAGTAAGTGGCTCTTTCAGTTGGTAAAGTGTAAGAGCAAGAACCTTCCGAAACTTCAACTTCTCCTGCGCATTGACTCTCAACACTTGTATCGTATTCATTAAGCGTCTCTTCCACGATTTTGTCTCGTGTAACAGCTATACTGTTAAAATAAGCGTCGAGAGCATCACGCGTTACTATACCTCCATAACCGATACATGCAAACATATCGCCTGCCACATGTAATCCAGCTATCATAGGTCTGGGTAAATTGTTGGCTAAAACTACAACACTACCACAGTGTCCTTTTATGAATTTGTTATTAGTCTCATATTCTAAAGCATGATTAACATAACAATCTCCTTTAGATCCTGCCGGATATCTTATCGATGTTTTAAAAGCATTAGCATCTCTAATCTCAACTCTATTTTCATGTCTCACTATTATAGTTATTTTATCGAAGACACCGTTCATATTATCTATTATAGTTGAGTCGGCAAAATCTTTAACAATGTCGGGGAATGGTTGAACATTGGGTATGCGTATGAGCGCTACGTCATCTTTAGGCATAGAAGCTATCTTAACATCTCCAGTGTTGAAAATATACAATTCTTTATCTCGAATCACATTTTTCCTTTTTGAAAGTATATCCACACCTATCTCATAAGGTTCGTTAGCAACTAAATGATTGACGGTTAAAAGCCAATTATCTCTCACGAACAGCCCGCAACATAAAAAAGTCTTTTTAACAGTACCATCGTCATTTCTATCAATTCTGTAAATTGCGGCTGTGTTGCGCGTTATCTTAGCCAACAACGCATTATAAGCTTCATTAGATTCAGGTATAGATTGTTGTTCAAATCGTTGGACAGTCTTAGTAGGATATTTACGATCTGCATGCTTACGCGGTTTATCATAGGCATACCCTTCACTAACACCCTTCTGACCTTCGATAGTTGATGGATAAATAAGCTCATAAATAGTACGATAAGTATACAAACAACCTAAAAATGTACCAGCAGCTAAAATCAAACCTGAGCATATTTTTACGAAATCTTTACTTATAAACGATAGTAAATTATCAGAAAAATTTGTCTCAATTTTCTTGAGAAAAGCTGAACCGTTCTTAAGAGCCTTCTCTTGTAGTTCTTTGCGTCTCTTTTCAATTTGTGCGATAGTTTCAGGTATCCAGGAAGGATCTCGCAATCTCTTGGTTCGCTCGACCTCCTTAAGTAACTCACTTAGAATCCGTACTTTCTCAACGGAAAAATTAGACAGAACATGGTTAAGTACTGCATTAACTCGATGAGTATTTTCGGGACGTACCTCAGAAATCCTTTTCTTCAATTCATCTATTATCGTATCTAGATCTTCGGGTAAATCGTTCATTATATTACGATATTGATCAATATCCCACATCCAAGAATCGCGTAATTCGTTATCCTTAGATATTATCTCTTCGAGATAATTCCCACGGTATTGCTTCTTAAGTGATAATTCATGTGCTAATTTATTACCTAGAAGGGTTTCATGCCACAGTAAGCGATTATCATGTTCATATTTTGTACTACAATAAGCATAAATATCTCCTTTCATAGTCAATATCTCAGGTTGTCGACCATTCAAGACTAAACATAGATCTATCCGACCCCAAAGATTCATGGCTATAAGAGGTTGTTCTTTAAACATATCGAGTGATGGATAATCATCTCTACCGTACGCATGACTATCAATCCAAGCATTGCTAAATTTCTTAGCAATGGATCGTGTCATCTTAAACGCATCAAAAGCGCTTTTAGTCGAAGTCTTATCAGCTTGAGTAAATTTATCATCTTCCATCTGTTTTTGAGTATGTTTAACATGTTTGCGATCTTTCTCTTTTGAATAATCTTTGACAATATTATTTATCCTGGTTTCTATTCTATTAATCAATTCAACTTCCCTATAACTATTCGCTTGATCTTTCTTCTGTTTCTTATTAATATCCTCAGAAGATTGCGCACTCAGATTTAATGGCAACCAATTAACATCAGTGACTTTAGCTTTCTTCGAATTACGTTCAGCCAATTCTTCAAAACTTGGCGGTTGATAATTTGTTAGACTTTTTGCTAGAGCCGATGCTGTATTTTGTAGGTTAGTATATTCACTGTATAGAAGATAAAGAAATTGTTCAAAATCCATCGTATCTCCCACGTGTTGACCGCTACTATCCAGCCGCACGAAATACCATTTATCCATATCAAAGTTGTCATCGTTACTCAACTTACCATCATGCGTTATATATTTCTCTTTTGGTTGCATCTTAACAGTAACGTGTATTCTACGATGTAGAGCTTCAACGTCTGCCAAATGTAAATTAGAAGGTGATATAATACTATTATTGGTCAACAGAAGAACTCGAGAATTAAAGAAAGTTGTACTCTTTTTCTCCAAAGTGGCCATGTCTAATTGATATGTATTGTTAGAGACCATGTTGATAATGGCTAGAGCATTCATTGTCATAACGTCTTTATCATCATGTTGAAAGCAATCATCTAAAGTCATCGCGAAATGTGACATATAACCTTCGAATCGCGGATCACTCATCTGCTTAGGGAAAGTTAGACCATCCGCATTTGAGCTATCAAATTCTAAGTTATTAATCTTGCAATGATGAGCTCTGAGAGCTTTAATCACAGTATTCGATATAACAGACTTACCAACTCCAGGCAGGCCAACTATATTAATGGCTAACGGTGGTGCTCTTAAACCTGATCTCTTCAAGCATAAATCCGCCTCATCATAAAGAGGTTTATACTTGTTTACGGCATCTCGAAATATAGACATATAAGGCCTATTCGAGGATACTCTTAGTAGCTGATGCGTTATACGTTCCGCTTCTCGATAATGTTGCAAAACTTTTTCACACAATACGCTATCAACAACTAGAGGTGAATGGGCATCAACATTAACATTTTTAGGTTGACATTCCTTATGTATTTTTTGAGCTTCAAGCAACCATTTCTCAGTAGCATTCACTACATTACGGTTCAAATCATTGAGGAATGGTTTACCCGTTATTTTATAATAAAACCATTCATAAGTAGTCTTGATAAATTCAATGACATATATCATAGCCTTAAGCATATTAGACGATTGAACTATAGCTTTACTTATTGTTGAAATCTCTTTCATCCTCGGAGCATCGGGTATCAAATTTTTAAAATAAGAAAAAGTCTTCTCAGGTATATCAAAGATATATTGCAATAAATCTAAAGCAGTTGTGTGTGTAATTAGCAATGCATTCTCAACATAATTCTCATTAACAACACTCTCATCTGATGATTCACCTGCATTTCCAACAATAGTTGAATTAACAATTATGGTCTTACCAAAAATAATTTCAGCTAAATAACCGAAAACAGTAGTCATCTTCCCTATAAGATGTTTAGACAAGTCGGGTAAGTTTCTCATAACGAAACGTGCGACTTCGAGTCCTGTAACATATTTATCGCGAGAGATGACAATTATAGCTAAAGAAAATAGAGCATCAATTATCAATGGTTTACTAGAATCAACAATTTTACCAGTAACATAATTAATTATGCCATTTATAAGATCATTGAATTGTTTAAAAGCTGCGTTTTTGAAGTCCGTAGCTTTATTCTTAATATTATCATAAAAACTGCGTGCGGCACTGGAATAAGAAGAAGAGCTATCTAAATTGGTTTCGCTCTCGTTTTTACCAGTGTATGCCGTATAATAGTAGTTGGTTTTATTATTAGGATCTAGATCAGCTAATGTTATCTGATCAACATCTATCTGAATATCTTCTTCTTTAGAAAATGATAAACCTTGACTCTCAACCTTATCCTTGTGCACTTTATACATCTGTGGTGTTATAGTATTTCTGATTAGAATACGACCATTTAAATGTTTTGTTTCAGGTAAGATATTATTAATATAATCTTCATATGTCGATAACATCTCTAAGTATATTACAAAAAGAGCTCGACCATGATTCGGAATACAATCATTGAAGCTATTAAAAAGCTGATTTCGTTCTGATCTGAAGCGACAAATATCAGCTATGTAATTGCTCACTTTATGATATGAATTAATAGATTTAAGGGGCTCGTTTGAAATCCATATTTTCATGGCATCAAGACACGTAATAGAATGATCTATCAAATCCTGAATCACTAGGTTATTAACCTTAATAGTATGTGTATGTTCAAATTGATATCTGTAAGCGTCCAAAAGTGCTAGATGCTTATTTCTTTCCAAACCGAATGTTTGATTATGAATCAAATCTTGTACATCATCCAAAAGATAATCATGAGTGTGAATAAAATCTATAGTGGTTAATAAATCATTATAAATCCGTTCCATGGAGCACGATGGTATAATTGAATAAATACGAGAATTAGCTCGAACGTAGGAGAAAATATCCTCAGTACCGAGATACTGTAAATTGATATTCATAAAAATATCAACAATTTTCTTACTAACTGCTCCCCTAGCATGAGATATAGTTTTAGAACCATGCTCAACGGCTTTGATAGCAAAAATATAATCAGTATAAACAGATTCAAGTAAAGGTATCTCGTTAATATGTTGACAACATATTATAAGACTACTGTATAAATTGTTATAATGCAATATTTTAATATCTTTGGGAGTTAAAATTGATATTCGTTTCGATAATTCGTCCTCAGAGAGTAGATATTGAATGTCGAAATCATTCTTATTTGCGTTTTGTGGGGCTTCCACTTCGTTTTGAGTTAAAATTGGTTCACCTGCAACCAAAGTTTGTGGGGCTTCCACTTCATTGTTTTCCGTTGGCAAAGCGTTATTCATTATAGTTGTACTTTGCATTTCCCTGTTTTAGAGTCCCATTCGGAGAGGACTAGCGTTTCGCCACAAATTTTACATTTTAACGATGTGTAAATATTAATGCATCGAGTTATATGTGACTACCAGGATCACCAATTAATTAAATCATAATATATAGTATTAGACGTATAATATATGATCAAAATAATAAAAGCATTCAACGCCACAAGGAGTGTCATCATAGACACAAACACATAGTGTGTGGCCCTATCTAGAAGTAGATTACATCTCTCTACCCGTACACCGTATTCCTTGATTAGAGGGGTGATACGTTACCCTGCTAGTGTTAGTATTCATATATTATAATTCCAATATATAGTATACAAAATTAATAATTGGCACGTGCGACTAAATCACACGAATTAGGCTAGTTAAACCTTATTACTTATATTTATTTATTTTATTTATTTTGTTATGTAGTCTCAAAAGATTTAAGTTGATGGAGCATAAAGACAAGATCGA